TTTTATCACANCATNATAGATTTAACTTTCCTNAANAATNTACTTNANGACNGNAGAAGTTGAACTAGATGAAAAATATGATAGTGATAAGTTTTTTGATGGGAAAGGAACACCAGAACAAAGAACACAACTTCTTAAACTTCAAAACAAAGCACTGAGAGCCTTTCCTAGTTCACCCAAACAAAAAGAAATTAAAAAAGAAATAGATGCATTACGAAAAAAAATGGGAATGAAAGTTAAAGAAGAAGTTGATTTAGACGAAGCAGAATACCAAGGACGTAAAGTTAAACTTGGTAAGCCAACACGTGGCGATGTTAAGAAGTTTAAAGTGTATGTGAAAAATCCAAAAGGAAACGTTGTTAAAGTTAATTTTGGACACGGTGGCACAAGTGCTAAAAAAGCCGGCCAAAAAACAATGAAAATTAAAAAAAGCAATCCAGCAAGAAGAAAGAGCTTTAGAGCACGACACAATTGCGATAATCCAGGACCTCGGCACAAAGCTCGTTACTGGAGTTGCAGAGCTTGGTAATGTAGTACAGCAGTAAAATAAAAAAATAATAATTACAAGAATCAAAAGGAGCAATCAAGATGCAACAAAATGAGTATGACGTAGTCGTCATTAAAGTGGTTGATGGCGATACTGTAGACGTAGACATTGATTTGGGATTTGGCGTTTGTTTAAAAGATGAACGTGTGCGAATCATGGGAATAGATACCCCAGAGTCAAGAACAAGTGATAGAGTAGAAGACTTGTTTGGTGAAGCAGCCAAAGCAAGACTAAAACAACTTATGAAGCACGGTGGTAAACTTATTACCACAGAAGACAAAAGCGGCGAGGATATGAAAGGCAAGTTTGGACGTATCCTGGGCGATTTCAAAGTAGAATACAACGGCGAAATGAAACGTGTAACTGAAATCATGGAAGCAGAAGGACACTGTGTTCCTTACTTTGGCGGTAGCAAAGAAGATACACAAGCGGCACATGAAGTCAATAGAGTACGTTTACTAGCCGAAGGTATTGTTACTCAAGAAGCGTATGATAAAGCAGTCAAGAAGATGGAAAAGAAAAGACGCAAGTAATATGACCATAGCAGAACTACAGCAACTAGCAGGCATTACTGAGAAGAAGAAATCAAAGTCTCTCAGTAATATCAGTTATACTGCGAACGAAAAAGCTAAAATAATGAAAAAGCGGAAAATTAAACCTGGCACACCCGAATGGTTTAAACTCTGGTTCAGCCGCCCATATCTTACAAAAGAAAAGCCCTACTAGGCAACCTTGATGTTCTTCAATCCTAGGTACTTTTCCCATCTAGGATCTTTCACAGTCAACGGACTATTTCTCCACTTGCTAGCCAGTTTCCAATAGTCTGGTTTATACGGCTTACTCAGTGGCATATACAACTTATCACTTTTCCTAGTGTTGCAACTTTTACAAGCAGTCACACAGTTTTCCCAGGATGTGTTACCACCTTTACTGCGAGGCTTAACATGGTCAATGGTTAAATCATTAAAGTCAAATGTGTCTTGGCAGTACTGACATTGGTACAAATCACGCAAATAGATGTTGGCTCTGCTGAAACGTACATAACGTTTAGGATTAAAATATTCTTTAGTAACTGCTACACTAGGCACATTTAAGGTTAGTTTTTCGCTGTTTACATGCCAATCTGGGTAGGTTTCCAGCACTTGTATACGGCCTAAGAACATTAATTTAATTGAGTGTTGCCAATGTATTACAGACAGGGGTAGAACTGAAATAGGGGTGTAATCTTTGTTTAATAGAAGAGTGTGCGCCATAAGTAATAGTATACAAAGTATATATCATCATGTCAAACGAAGCAAACATTATTAAGTCTCCTTACCAGAAGGTAAACTTCACAGAGGAGCAAATACAGGAATTCATGAAGTGTGCAGACCCAGACACAGGGCCAGAACACTTCATGAGTAACTATTTTAATATCCAGCATCCTACAAAAGGCAAGATGGTGTACAAGCCATTTGAGTACCAAAGTAGACTGATTAATGCGTATCACAAAAATCGCTTCAGCATAAGTCTTATGCCAAGGCAGACAGGCAAAACAACCAGCGCCGCAGGCTACTTGTTATGGCGAGCTATGTTTAAACCAGACAGCACAATTCTTATTGCCGCACACAAGTACACGGGCGCACAGGAGATTATGCAACGTATTAGATATGCGTATGAACTATGCCCTGACTTTATACGTGCTGGTGTAGTGAGCTATAACAAAGGCAGTATAGACTTTGAAAATGGCTCACGTATTGTTTCACAAACAACCACCGAAACAACTGGACGAGGTATGAGTATTACACTACTATACTGTGACGAGTTTGCATTTGTGAGACCTACTATTGCTCGTGAGTTTTGGACATCCATATCACCTACACTCAGTACTGGTGGTCAGGCAATTATCACATCAACACCAAACAGTGACGAAGATCAGTTTTCTTTTATTTGGAAACAAGCCAACAAAAACGTTGACGAGTATGGTAACCCAACAGAAACAGGGTTGGGTATAAATGGGTTTTATGCATATAAGTCCGATTGGTGGGAACATCCTGACAGGGATGAAGAATGGAAAGCAGAAGAAATAGGTCGTATTGGCGAAGAACGTTTCCGACGAGAACACGGCTGTGAATTTTTGATATATGACGAAACACTGATCAACAGCACCACACTGATCGACCTGGAGGGCAAAAACCCTATAGAAAAACAAGGTCAAGTACGTTGGTTCAAAAAGCCAGAAAAAGGCAGAACTTATGTAATTGGATTGGATCCAAGTCTTGGCACAGGAGGTGACCCGGCCGCTATACAAGTATTTGAATTGCCAACCATGATACAATGCGGAGAATGGCAACACAACAAAACACCTATACAAAGACAGATTGTTATACTGAAAGAAATATGCGATTATATTGCAGAGATAATAGGGTCACCTACTGATATTTACTACAGCATAGAAAACAATACACTGGGTGAAGCAGGATTAGTAACCATTGACGAAATGGGAGAAGAGAATATCAAAGGCACATTCTTAAGCCAACCTGTAACAGCAGGGTCTTCACGAATACACAGGAAAGGTTTTACCACTACAAATAAAAGTAAAATCACAGTGTGTGCAAAGTTTAAAAGTCTAATAGAGGGTAAGAAGATGACTATTCACAGTCACAACTTGATTAGCGAACTTAAAACATTTGTAGCACACGGTGCTAGTTTTAGTGCAAAGCAAGGCGAACGTGACGACCTAGTAATGGCCAGCATACTGGCACTTAGGATGACGCAATCATTGCAGAGTTTCGACAGTGAACTAGACAGTGCAATGCGTGATGGTGTAGATGATTTCCAAGCACCTATGCCTTTTATAATGATATGATTGTTACATCAGTTGACAAACAATACAATCTATTCCTAGTAGAAAACATTTATCCCCAGGATCTTCTTGACCAAGTTAACCAAGAAAACTTTCTGGACTACAAATGGGAACTGCAAGAAGGACAACTAGATTGGCCAAGACGTAAGTTACTTCCTGATGACAACAGCGTGCTACTGCAATTGGATAAGCATCTAAACACTGTAAGATACGATATTGCAGATGCACTCAACGGACACTTCCCAGAGTATGACTGTTGGAGTAGTTTTTGGCTTGATTATTCTCCGTATAACTGTAAGATGCACTTAGATGGAGATTTGCCTATAGCAATGCAGATATTCCTGTTGGATAATGCAGGACCCGAACACGGCACAGTATTTTATAACCCAGACAAAACAGAACGTTACACTTTTCCGTATAAAGTAAACACAGGATACATCATGTTAAACGGACCCGATCAATATCATGCTGTACCAACAACTCTACAGCCAGGTGAACTGCGTCTAAGCAGTTATACATACTTTGGTCCATTTGAACATAAATAATATAATGCGTGAACTAGACAAAATATCAGCTTCTTTATTTGAAAAAATCCGTGCCCAATTTGACCATGTAAGTCTTGGGAACGACAAAGCCAATCGTACCAGCGACCCTGAACGTGCAAGATTCATTAATTTCGACTATGTGGGAAGAGATGGCGAGAACTACGGTAATGTTACTCTTAGTTTAATTGACGAAGACAATTTAAAAGTATATTTTGGGTCTAACATTACAGAAGCACTGAGTGAAACACAAGAAGCAGAGTGGTACGGGTTCCTCAAAGAGTTGAGAATGTTTGCTAAAAGAAATCTACTTAACTTTGATGTGCGTGATATCAATCGCAGTAACTTGGATGTAAAACAACTCAAACAACAAAGTGCCAGTGATGATACACACAACACTGACGATTTAAACCTAGGTGAGTCAAAGTTGTATGGTGACAACAGAGACAAGCACACCAGTTATGCTAATCTAGGTGAACACAAGATTATTATCAAGCACGTAGAATCAATAGACCCAGACAAACATGGTGCCCGTGCTAGAAACATCAGTAAGGTCTTTATTGAAACCCCAGTAGGTGAACGTTTCCTATTAGACCACAAAAACCTACATGGTGCGAGAGCATTAGCAAATCATCTGAACCGTGGTGGTGAGATTAACGATAACGGTAGCACATTAATTAACGAGATGGTTAAAGAAATGAGTGCTATGCGTCATTTTGCTCGTAGTATGAACAACAGAACATTTGAAGATACAGAAACAACACGCATGGTTGAAGCGGCACTAGGTCGTTATGCACAAGTGAGGAAACAGTTGGAAAGTTTCAAAGGTACAAAAGGACATGCACTGTTGTTGCAAATGTCTGAAGAGTATACCGCACCAGAAGACGACGTTGATGTAGATGAACTACGTGAGCGTTTTGTTAAGAAGATCTTTGATGATAGACTAAATGACGCACTACCATATGTTCAAAGAGCATATACCAGTCAGTTTGAAGACTGGGCAACGGACATGACAGAAGAAACGTTTGGTCCAGCTGGCACCGATGAACTAACACAACTTTTTGATGAGCCATTAACAGTTGGTATGGATGGGCAAGATGCTATTGCCGCAATGGCAGGAATTGGCATTGTGGACAATGATGATTTATCAGCTCAGTTACAAGATTTAAGCAAGCAAGGACCAGATGTAGATGCAAGACCTATGATCGCTGCCTGGTTAGCTCAAAATGGTCAGGAAGACCTGTCACAAGAACTTGAAGCAATATTACAATCACAAGCAGTAAACACAACTGCTCCAGCACCACGTCCACAAGAACCAGACAATGACACCTATGGTGCTACCACAATGCCAGCCGGCAACGGTGACCCAGTAATGAATGAATTCCAGGGCACTGAAATTGACCATAAGATACACGGACTAACCAAACAGATAGACATCAGTACACCTAAAACTGAAAAGTTAGCAAAAGAACTTGATGCAAGAAACAAGGATTCAAACAATCTTGAACGAGTTCGAGACATTATAGCCAAAGAATCAGCAGATGATTTGGACATGATCCGTTGGCTAAGCGGTTTGGACAAAAAATAATAAATTTCTCTTTGACAAGATAAATATAACTGTTATAATATTGCACAGTGCAGTGTTATATCTAGGCACATTTATTAAGGCAATTTTATTAAGGAGAAACATATTATGGCAACATCATTGGCTGAAATTAGAGCAAAACTACAAGCGCAAGACACACGCAGTGCAGGCGGAGGAAGATCACCGGGCGACAACGCCATTTATCCGCATTGGAACATATCAGAAGGTTCCAGCACTAGAATTAGATTCCTACCAGACGGCAACACAAACAACGACTTCTTTTGGGCAGAACGTTTGATGATCAGACTTCCATTTGCTGGAGTTAAAGGTCAAGCAGACAGCAAGCCTGTTATTGTACAGGTACCCTGTGTGGAAATGTACAAAGAAGCATGCCCCATTCTAGCAGAAGTACGTGGATGGTTCAAAGATGCAAGTTTGGAAGACATGGGTCGTAAGTACTGGAAGAAGAAAAGTTACTTGTTCCAAGGCTTTGTAAGGGAAAATGCACTACCTGATGACAAAGCACCAGACAATCCTATTCGTAGATTTGTTATTAGCCCACAGATCTTTAACTTGATCAAAGCGGCACTAATGGATCCAGAATTGGAGAACCTCCCAACTGACGTTACTGCAGGACTAGATTTTACAGTTTCTAAAACCAGCAAGGGTGGCTATGCAGATTATAGCACCAGCAAGTGGAGTAGACGTGAGTCAGCATTAACAGCAGACGAGCAAGCGGCTATTGACACAAACGGTTTGTTTAATCTTAGTGACTTCTTGCCAAAACAACCTGGCGAAGTTGAACTTAAAGTAATTAAAGAAATGTTTGAAGCCAGTGTAGATGGCGAAGCATATGATGCAGAACGCTGGGGGCAGTATTACAGACCACCAGGCATGATGGTAACAAATGCGGCACCAGCAACCAAGAGCGAAGAATCATCACCTTCTGTAGCACAACCTGCACCAGTTAACGCAGTGTCTGCTACACCCGCTC